GAAATCTGTGGAAGAGAGATGCTCAAGGCAAAGGGCTGCACCATCGAGGTCGTTCACTGCAACGGCAAGGTCTATGCCCGTCAACGCTACGGTGAAGAGGGTTGGGGTGTGCCTGGTGAACGCTGCCCAGACTGCGGTTGCCTATACGGCCGTTACCACCACTGGGGCTGCGATATTGAGCGTTGCCCTGCCTGCGGTGGCCAGATGCTCGGCTGTGAGTGTGATGATGTTTACATTGAAGTGCCTGCAAAGTAGCCGTAAAATGCACACAATCTGCCTCTCATCTTTGTGTAGTATATGGCCCGACTATTGCTTGCTATTTAGGCCGTTTAGAGTGATATATGTGTACACCGAAAGGGAAAACACACACGAAAAACGGAGGAAAACAGCATGAACGCAAAGGTAGCCAGACAGATTGAAGAGATGAAGAAGCAGACCATCGGAGTCGAGGTTGAGATGAACAACATCACCCGCTCCAAGGCCGCCAAGCTGGCCGCCGAGTTCTTTGGCACAGGCCGCTACGGGGACACCGCACGCCGGAACGGCTACCGCACTTGGAGCGCATGGGATGCCGATGGCCGAGAGTGGAAATTCCAGAGGGATGTCAGCATCGACGGCCCCGACGATGAGAAGTGCGAGATGGTGACCCCCATCCTGACCTACGCAGACATGGAAACCCTGCAGGAACTCATCCGCAAGCTGCGGAAGGCCGGTGCAAAGAGCGACTCCTCCAGAGGATGCGGTGTCCACATCCACATCGGTGCGAAGGGACACACTCCTCAGAGTCTCCGCAACCTGGCCAACATCATGGCAAGCCATGAAGACCTCCTCGCACAGGCACTCAACCTCGACACCTACCGCATCGCAAGATACTGCCGAACGGTCGACCCCGTTTTCCTCGCACAGCTGAACCGAAAGAAGCCCCAAACGATGGCGAAGCTGGCCGACATTTGGTACACGAGCCAAGATGCCGCCTACGGCAGAGATCAGCACTACAATGACAGCCGATACCACATGCTCAACCTCCACGCAACCTTCACCAAGGGAACGGTCGAGTTCAGACTTTTCCAGTTCGACACCCCCAACGCAGAGCGCAAGGGCGGCCTCCACGCAGGCCAGCTCAAGAGTTACATTCAGCTTTGCCTTGCACTCAGCCAGAAGGCCAAGGAAGTCCGCACCGCAAGCCCCAAGCCTCAGCAGAACGAAAACCCCAAGTACGCAATGAGAACCTGGCTCCTCCGGCTCGGATTTATCGGTGATGAGTTCAAGACCGCAAGAGACCTCCTGACCAAGCGCCTCAACGGTGACGCAGCCTTCAGAAACGGCAGAGCCGCTTGAAGGAATTAGCCGCAGGCCCCCTTCAGACCGCTTCGGCGGTCTTTAGGTGGTAGAAGCACCTTTGCTTAATAACTACGCAGGAGGATTGAAAATGAAAAAAAGGTACTATGTTGCCTATGGTAGCAACTTGAATGTTCACCAGATGAGAATGCGGTGTCCCTCCGCACGAGTGATTGGCACTTCGGTAATCAAGGACTACCGTCTTATGTTCAAGGGTAGCAAGACCGGGTCCTACTTGACCATCGAGTCCGCAGACGGGTTCGAGGTTCCTGTCGGGGTATGGGAAGTCTCCGCAGCCGACGAACGGGCTCTCGACTTTTACGAGGGCTATCCGAATTTTTACTACAAAAAGGAAATGGAACTCCCCATCAAGGGCATCCGCTCTGGCAAAGTCCGAACCAGGAAGGTGTTCGTCTACATCATGCACGAGGAACGGCTCCTTGGGATACCGACCACCTCCTATGTCCGTACATGCATGGTTGGCTATCGGGACTTCGGCTTCGATTGCAACTTCCTTTTCGACGCCTATGACTACAGCAAAACGGAGGTGATGGCATGAAAGAGAATACTGCTACCGAGCGCATTTGCCCCAAGTGCGGGCAAACCTACCGCGAACACCCGGCCTTGTCCAGAGAGGACAACGACACCCTCATCTGCCCGGACTGCGGCACCCGTGAGGCTCTGGACGCCCTGGGTATTGGGCAGGATGAGCAGGATGACATCATCAGAGCCATCCACCGCTGCCGCCATAATCAGCCCTAATATACACAATCTGTACCGCAAAACATTGTGTAGTTTATGCCTCAGATATACCTTGCTATTATCCTCTTTTAGAGCGAATATGTGTGTACCGCAAGGGAAACAACACTAAGGAGGATAACAAAATGACCGCAAAAACCGCAGCCAAAGCAGACACCTACAGACTCCAGAGAGTCACCACCCCCGAGCAGCTTGAGATGGCTTTCTCCACGACCCTTTCCTTTGGAGCATACACCCTGGTTTCTGGCTACTACTACCGCCCCAACAAGGATAGCTACTTCGCAGCCATCTACAAGTTCACCACCGCCGACCACACCTGCGAGGGCAAGGTGGAACTGATGAAGGTTTCCGATGAGACCTTCGTGGACAACGGCCATGCGATTGCCTGGGCAATCAGCAAAGTGCAGTGAAAGGAGGGCAATGATGAAGGTCAAAAGAGCGAGAATCGTCTACGAGGAGCGCAGCGAGTTCAATAAGGGCGGTGAGGCTTACGCTATCTACACCAATCCGAACGGCAACGAGGACTGGGGTTTCTGCTGCGCCTTCCCGATGAACAACGATTTGGTCAGCTACAGACTCGTGACTCAGATTCGGGAATTGATGAACCTCGGCTACGAAATTACCTGGCGATAAAAAGGAGGACAACACAATGAAATACACATTCCACGACAAGCACGGGGAGGAAATCCAGGCTGGCATGACCATTCGCCACGATAGCGGTGATACCGAACTGGTGTATGCAACGACCAGCATGGACGGCGATGAGCGGCTCGGCATTTGCGCCACGAACCCCGCCTACGCTGCTTTGCACCCCGACTGCGATATCGAATACTATCCGCTGTCGAACTTCAACATGCAGGAGTGGGAAATCGTAAAGTAACCCCTGCCAACTAAACACTTTCTCGGGAATGGGGCCGTAAGGCTCTGTTCCTCGTTATGCGGTCGCCAGATGGCGGCCTTTTTTCATGCCCATAAGGAGGTGACCACATATTCGTAAGCTAAAGAAATACAAGCCCACGCAGTTCATGGCAAAAGACTCTCACTATGATAAGGACGCTGCCGACTATGCGGTTGGCTTTATCGAGTGCCTCTGCCACACAAAAGGTACCTGGGCCGGGAAGCCTTTTGAACTGATTGACTGGCAGGAGCAGATTATCCGAGATATCTTCGGAACGCTCAAGCCGAACGGCTATCGCCAGTTCAACACGGCCTACATCGAAATCCCCAAGAAGATGGGTAAATCGGAACTCGCAGCCGCTGTCGCATTGCTGCTGACCTGCGGTGATGGTGAGGAACGAGCGGAGGTCTACGGGTGTGCCGCTGACCGCCAACAGGCAGGCATCGTTTTTGATGTTGCTGCCGACATGGTGCGTATGTGTCCGGCGCTTAACCGCAGAGTGAAAATCCTGACGGCCACCAAGCGAATCATCTATACCCCCACCAACAGCTTCTACCAGGTGCTGTCGGCGGAAGCCTATTCCAAGCACGGCTTCAACATCCACGGTGTTGTGTTCGATGAGCTGCACACGCAGCCGAATCGAAAGTTGTTTGATGTCATGACCAAGGGCTCCGGCGATGCCCGAATGCAGCCCCTTTACTTCCTCATTACCACGGCAGGAACGGATACAAAGTCCATCTGCTATGAAACACACCAGAAAGCCAAGGACATCCTGGAGGGACGAAAGATTGACCCAACATTCTACCCGGTCATCTACGGTGCCGATGAGGGGGACGATTGGACAGACCCCAAGGTGTGGAAGAAAGCCAATCCCTCGCTTGGCATCACGGTCGGCCTGGACAAAGTCAAAGCTGCCTGTGAGTCTGCCAAGCAGAACCCCGCCGAGGAGAATGCGTTCCGTCAGCTTCGTTTGAACCAATGGGTCAAGCAGGCCATCCGCTGGATGCCGATGGACAAGTGGGATAAGTGTGCCTTTGCCACAAGCGAGGATGATTTGGAGGGCCGGGTTTGCTATGGTGGCCTTGACCTTTCCTCCTCCACAGACATCACGGCCTTTGTCCTAGTGTTCCCGCCCCTGGACGATGAGGACAAGTACATCATCCTTCCGTACTTCTGGATACCCGAGGAAAACATGGAACTGCGTGTCCGACGCGACCATGTCCCATACGATGTGTGGGAGCGGCAGGGCGTCCTGCAGACCACGGAGGGCAACGTCGTTCACTACGGCTACATTGAGAAGTTCATCGAGCGGCTGGGCGAACGCTTCAACATCCGCGAGATTGCCTTCGACCGTTGGGGGGCCGTGCAGATGGTACAGAACCTCGAAGGCATGGGGTTCACGGTCGTTCCCTTCGGCCAGGGCTTCAAAGACATGTCCCCTCCCACAAAGGAATTGATGAAGCTCGTTCTGGAGGAGCGTGTGGCTCACGGCGGCCACCCGGTGCTGCGTTGGATGATGGATAACATCTTCATCCGCAGTGACCCTGCCGGGAACATCAAGCCGGACAAGGAAAAATCCACAGAGAAGATTGACGGTGCCGTCGCCACAATCATGGCGCTCGACCGTGCAATCCGCTGCGGAAATGATACTAGCGCTTCGGTCTACGATGGCCGAGGCATTTTGTTTATATGAAAGGAGTGATGTGATATGGGTATCTTTTCTGGATTGTTCAAGTCCAGGGATAAGCCTACAAACCGCACCGTGGGAAGCGGATACACCTTCTTCATGGGTGGCACAACTTCAGGCAAAGCAGTGACCGAGCGGTCGGCTATGCAGATGACCGCCGTTTACTCTTGTGTCCGCATTCTGGCCGAGGCTGTTGCCGGACTCCCGCTCCATGTGTATCGCTACACCGAAAAGGGCGGCACCGAAAAGGCTATCGACCATCCGCTGTATCTTCTGCTGCATGATGAGCCGAACCCGGAGATGAGTTCCTTCGTCTTCCGAGAAACCCTCATGACGCACCTGCTCCTGTGGGGCAATGCGTATGCGCAGATAATCCGAAACGGCAAAGGCGAGGTCATTGCCCTGTATCCGCTGATGCCCAACAAGATGTCGGTGGATCGTGACGACAAAGGTCAGTTGTACTACACCTACACCCGCTCCACAGATGAGGCTCCGACCATGCAAGGTGTGACAGTGACCCTAAAGCCCTCGGATGTTCTCCATATCCCTGGCCTTGGCTTTGATGGTCTGGTTGGCTACAGCCCTATCGCAATGGCCAAGAACGCAATCGGCATGGCAATTGCATGTGAGGAGTACGGAGCCAAGTTCTTTGCCAACGGCGCTGCGCCCGGAGGTGTCCTGGAGCATCCTGGCACAATCAAAGATCCGCAGCGTGTCAGAGACAGTTGGCAGTCCACCTTCGGTGGGAGTGGGAACGCCAATAAGATAGCCGTTCTTGAGGAGGGTATGAAATACACCCCCATTGCCATCTCCCCAGAGCAGGCGCAGTTCCTCGAAACCCGCAAATTCCAAATCAATGAAATCGCTCGAATTTTCCGAGTGCCGCCCCACATGGTAGGTGACCTGGAAAAGTCGAGCTTTTCCAATATTGAGCAGCAATCCCTTGAGTTTGTGAAATACACCCTCGACCCCTGGGTCGTTCGTTGGGAGCAGTCCATCATGCGGACGCTCTTCTCCGGCTCTGAAAAGAAGGAGTATTTCGTGAAGTTCAATCTGGAGGGTCTGCTCCGTGGTGACTATGTGTCCCGCATGAATGGCTATGCCATTGGTCGCCAGAACGGTTGGATGTCCGCCAACGACATCCGTGAACTGGAGAACCTTGACCGCATCCCCGTGGAAGAGGGCGGCGACCTGTACCTTATCAACGGCAATATGCTCCCGCTGAAAGATGCGGGTGCTTTTGCAGATACACCTATTGATGCAGGAAAGGAGGACGAAACCGATGAAGAACAAGAAGTTCTGGGTGTGGAAAAATCAGACGGACGTGGAGTCCGGCGCCGAACGAGTGCTGGAACTTAACGGGACCATTGCCGAGGAGAGTTGGTTTGACGATGATGTCACTCCGCAGATGTTCCGAAATGAACTGTTTGCGGGCAACGGTGACATTGTGGTCTGGATTAATTCCCCCGGTGGTGATTGCGTTGCTGCCAGTCAGATTTACTCCATGCTCATGGATTACAAGGGCAATGTGACCGTCAAGATTGATGGCATTGCGGCCTCCGCCGCATCTGTTATCGCTATGGCGGGTACCAAGGTGCTCATGGCGCCCACAGCCCTCATGATGATCCACAACCCCGCCACCGTGGCTTTCGGTGACCATGAGGATATGCAGAAAGCCATCGACATGCTCTCCGAGGTGAAGGAGAGCATCATCAACGCCTACGAAATCAAGACCAGCCTGTCCAGAGCGAAGTTGTCCCATCTGATGGACGCTGAAACCTGGATGAACGCCAACAAGGCCATCGAACTCGGCTTTGCCGATGATGTGCTGACGGATACCAAAAAGGCTGCTCCCGAAGTCGAGGCTTACGCATTTTCCCGAAGGGCGGTCACCAACGCTCTGCTCAACAAAATGGCGGTCAAGGGCAAGCCCCAGACTGCCGAACCCGAAGGCCGGTCCGTTGATGCTCTCATGGATCGGCTCAATCTTTTGAAACATTAAGGAGGATTTCAATATGACTATTCTTGAACTGCGTGAAAAGCGCGCCAAGGCCTGGGAAGCTGCGAAGAACTTCCTGGATTCCCACCGCAACGACAAGGGCATCCTGTCCGCCGAGGATGATGCCACCTACACCCGTATGGAGAACGAAATCACCGACCTGGGCAAGGAAATTGCCCGTCTGGAGCGTCAGGAGGCCCTGGACGCCGAACTGAACAAGCCTGTCAACACCCCCATCACTGGCAAGCCCATGACCGGCGCCGCCGAGGGCGAAAAGGCCAAAACTGGCCGTGCTGCCGATGAGTATAAGAGCAACTTCTGGAACGTCATGCGTTCCAAGGCTCCCATGCCCCAGGTGGTAAATGCTCTGCAGGTTGGCGTGGACACCGAGGGTGGCTATCTGGTTCCCGATGAGTACGAGCGCACCCTGGTGGAGGCGCTGATGGAGGAGAACATCTTCCGCCGTCTGGCTCATGTTATCCAGACCTCTAGCGGTGAGCGTAAGATTCCCGTTGTTGCCTCTAAGGGTAGCGCCAACTGGATTGATGAGGAAGGCCCCTATGTGGAAAGCGATGACGCCTTCGGCCAGGTGACCATCGGTGCCCACAAGCTGGGTACTACCATCAAGATTTCCGAGGAGCTGCTCAACGACAGCGTCTTCCCCCTGGAAAGCTACATCGCCCGCGAGTTTGCCCGCCGCATCGGTGCTCGTGAGGAAGAGGCCTTCTTCACCGGCGACGGCAACGGTAAGCCCCTGGGCTTCCTGGCTGAAACTGGTGGCGCTGATGTGGGTATCACTGCCGCTTCCGCAACGGCCATCACTGCCGATGAACTCATCGACCTGTTCTACTCTCTGAAGGTGCCCTACCGCAAGAAGGCCGTGTGGCTGCTGAACGACTCCACCGTCAAGGCCATCCGTAAGCTGAAGGACAGCACTGGTCAGTATCTGTGGCAGCCTTCTCTGACCGCAGGCACTCCCGACACCCTGCTCGGTCGCCCCGTGCACACCTCTGCCTATATGCCTGCCATCGAGGCAGGTGCCAAGACCATTGCGTTCGGTGATTTCAAGTACTACTGGATTGCCGACCGCCAGGGCCGTTCCTTCAAGCGTCTGAGCGAACTCTACGCTCCCACTGGCCAGATTGGCTTCCTGGGTTCTCAGCGTGTGGACGGCAAGCTGATTCTGCCCGAGGCCGTCAAGGTTCTGCAGCAGAAGGCTTGATAACGGGAGGTGGCGATAATGAGTGCGCTTCTGCCGAAGGTGAAGCAGAACCTTATCCTCGACCATGACGTGGATGACGCCCTGCTTGAAAGCTACATTACCGCCGCCGTGTCCTACGCCGAAAGCTACCAGCACATCCCGGCAGGCACCTACAGTGAGAAGGAAATGCCTCCCACTACCGAACAGGCCGTCATTATGCTGTCGTCCCACTTCTACGAGTCGAGGGACGGCAGCACCGGCGGTTTCTTCTCGGACAATGTTCAGGCTGGACAGCAGGTTTGGCAGACTGTCAATCTGCTGCTCCGGCTTGACCGGGAATGGAAGGTGTGACCATGAGCTTCGGGAAAATGAACCGCTTTGCCGAGATTAAAGCAATCGAGAAGACGAAAGACAGCGAGGGATTTGCCACCACACAGGAGGTAACCCTCGCTTCTGTTCGTGTTTACAGAGAAGGTCGCCACGGCAGTCAGCGATGGGCTAACCTCGCTGCTTTTTCCGAGGCGACAGATCTTTTCCGTTTCCGCACTGTACCTGGCTTGGAGGTGTCCACAGACTGTTTTGTTGTCTGCGATGACGAGCGGTTTGAAATCACCTCGGTCGAGGATGTGAAAGGACGCGGTATGTACACCGAGGTGCTGGCTAAGAAAGTGGTGAGCACGGTTGGCAAAGGTTGATGTAAAAATGCCGGAGGATTTCCTGCTGAAGATTTCCAGACTGGGCAGCGATTTCGATTCCGTTGCCGAACAGGTGCTTGAGGCGGGCGGTGAGGTTGCCCTTGCCAAAGTCCGCAGCCACCTGTCAGCTGTGGTGGGTAGCGGAACCAAGTATCCAAGCCGCTCCACAGGTGAACTGGAAAGTTCTCTCGGTCTATCCCCGGTTAAGTTGAACGCCAAGGGCAATCACGACATCAAGGTTGGCTTTGCCGAGCCTCGTGCGGATGGCAAAAGCAACGCTATGGTTGCGAATGTCCTGGAATATGGAAAGCATGGTCAGCCAGCAAAACCTTTCCTCAAACCCGCCAAGTCGGCGGCTAAGAAGGAGTGCGTGGCGGTCATGCAGCAGAAGTTTGAGGAGGAGGTCAAAAAGCTATGAGCGTTCTTGCAGATTTGCAACTGGCTTTGACGCCGCTCTCCATCCCTATGGAAACTGGTGTGTTTACGGAGGCCGCGCCCGATCAGTATATCGTGGTCGTTCCGATGACAGACACCTTTGAATTGTACGCAGATAACAGCCCTGGTACGGAAGTGCAGGAAGCTCGTATTTCGCTCTTCTCGAAGGGGAACTACACATCTGCCAAAAAAGCCGTTGTACGCGCCCTCCTGGCGGCAGATTTCACAATCACCGACCGGCGCTACAACGGCTACGAAACTGAAACTGGCTACCACCACTATGTGGTTGATGTGGCCAAACACTATGAAATGGAGGAATGACTTATGGCTACTATCGGTCTCGATAAGCTGTATTACGCCAAAATCACCGAGAGTGAGACTGGCGATGAAACCTATGCCACCCCGGCACAACTTGCCAAGGCCATCTCCGCTGACCTTTCTGTGGAACTGGCTGAAGCGACCCTGTACGCCGATGACGGCGCTGCGGAAATCGTCAAGGAGTTCAAGAGCGGCACCCTGTCTCTGGGCATTGACGATATCGGCGCTGCGGTCGCATCCGACCTGACCGGCTCCTCGATTGATGCCAACGGCGTCGTTATCTCTCGCAGCGAAGACGGCGGCGCACCCGTTGCCATCGGCTTCCGTGCCAAGAAGGCAAACGGCAAGTACAAGTACTACTGGCTGTACCGCGTCAAGTTCGGAATCCCCGCCACCAACCTCGCCACCAAGGGCGACAGCATCACTTTCTCTACCCCCACCGTTGAGGGCACGGTTCTGCGTCGCAACAAGGTTGACGCCGAGGGCAAGCACCCCTGGAAGGCGGAGGCCACTGAGGGCGACACTGCCGTGTCTGCCGATACCATCACCAACTGGTACCAGGAAGTCTATGAGCCTTCCTATTCTGCTTAAGGAGGTAAACGAATATGCCCAACTCTCGTTCTGCGAAGATTAAGGTCTCTGAGATGGAGTACGAACTGCTCCTGACCACCAGAGCCACCAAGGAAATCGCTGCCCGGTACGGCGGCCTGGATAACCTGGGCGACAAGCTGATGAAGGGTGAGAACTTCGAGCAGGCCATCGATGAAATCATCTGGCTCATCACCCTCATGGCCAATCAGCCCATCCTCATCCACAATTACCGCAACCCGGAGGAACAGAAGCCCCTGCTGACCCCCGAGGAAATGGAGTTGTTCACCAACCCCATCGACCTGTCCGACTACAAGGATGCCATCATGGAGGCTCTGAACAAGGGCATCCAGCGCAATGTTGTCAGCGAGGCCGACACAAAAAACGAGGCAGCCGAGTAAGCACAGAGGAGCTGTTTACTCGCCTTTTGTACTACGGCATCAGTCAGCTTCATCTGACAATGGATGAGGTTTGGCTGATGCCGTTTGGCTTGCTCCTCGACCTATGGGAATGCCACAAACAGTTCCACGGTTTGGCAAAGCCCAAGGTTGAACACTACATTGACGAAATCATCCCGGACGGCGTGTAAGGAGGTGGAGACATGGCAGATGATTTTGGCCTGAAAATTGGTCTGGAGGGCGAAAAGGAATTTAAAAAGGCCCTCTCTGACATTAACTCCTCCTTCAAGGTTCTGGGCTCCGAAATGAAACTGGTGCAGTCCCAGTTCGGAAAGAACGAGACTTCCGTTGAATCCCTCACAGCCCGAAACCAGGTGCTGAGTAAGGAAATCGAAGCCCAAAAGGCGAAGATTGAAACCCTCAAACAGGCATTGGATAATGCCGCTACATCCTTTGGCGAAAACGATAAGCGCACTCAGGCATGGCAGATTCAGCTGAATAATGCGCAAGCTGCCCTCAACGATATGGAGCGCGAAATGGATGACAACGAGACCCAAGCCGCCCGTTTGCGTGCAGGTCTCGATGAAGCCGGCGAATCCGCCGAGGATAACAGCGGCAAGTTTGAAAATTTCGGTAGTGTCCTCAAAGGTGTGGGCACTGCGATGGGTGCGGTTGTCGTTGCCGCCGGTGCTGCCGCCGTCAAGTTGGGCACCGAGGTCGTTCAGCAGTTCGGTGAGTTGGAACAGAACCTCGGCGGCTCGGAGGCCGTGTTCGGCGAGTATGCCGCTTCCATCCAGAAGATTGGCGAGGAGGCCTACAAGAACCTCGGCCTTTCCCAAAGCGAGTATCTGGCCACCGCAAATAAGATGGGTGCGTTGTTCCAGGGCAGTGGCCTGGATCAGCAGAAGAGCCTGGATTTGACCACCCAGGCCATGCAGAGAGCTGCCGACATGGCTTCGGTCATGGGCATCGACATGAGCATGGCTATGGAGTCCGTTGCTGGTGCTGCAAAGGGTAACTTCACCATGATGGACAACCTGGGTGTTGCCATGAACGCCACCAACATTGAAGCCTACGCTCTGGCAAAGGAACTGGACTTCTGTTGGAACGAGGCCACGCAGGCCGAAAAGGCTGAAATGGCCATGCAGATGTTTTTGGAGAACACCACGCAGTATGCGGGTAACTTTGCCAGAGAGTCCACCCAGACTATCTCCGGCTCCATCGGCCTTCTGAAGGCTTCTGTATCTTCCTTCGTTGCTGGCCTCGGTAATGCCGACGCCGACATGCAGAATCTGACAGAGAACATGGTCGATGCGTTCCAGGCTGTGGTGGATAATGTTATCCCCATCCTGGAGAACATCGTTAAGGCGCTCCCCACAGCTACAGATGCCATCTTGAAGGCCATCGGCGACATGCTCCCACTGCTGCTTGAGACGGTAACCACTCTCTTTGAACAGGTGCTTGCAACCATTGTGGCACTGTTGCCGGAACTGATACCGGCGGCCATTGAAGCTGTGATGACCATCGTGAATGCGGTGATTGAAAACCTCCCGCTCGTCATCGATGCCGCCATTCAGCTGATTACCGCTCTGGTAAGCGGTCTCGGCGAGGCTCTGCCACAGTTAATCCCCGCCGCTGTTCAGGCTGTAATTACCATTGTGACTGGCCTTATTGAGAGCCTGCCGCTCATTCTCGATGCAGCCCTTCAGCTGATTATGGGCCTGGTGCAAGGTCTCCTCGCTGCGATTCCGCAACTCGTTGCAGCTTTGCCCGCCATCATCATTGCTATTGTGGAGTTTATCATCAGCGCCATTCCTCAGATTATTGACGCTGGCATACAGCTGCTGACCTCGTTGGTCGCAGCCCTCCCGGAGATTATCGCAGCCATTGTGGCGGCAATCCCCGAGATTATCAACGGCATCATCACTGCCGTTTTGGAAGGCCTGCCGCTCATCATTCAGGCAGGCATCGATCTCCTGGTGGCCCTTATCCAGGCATTGCCTGAAATCATCACCACCATAGTCGCAGCCATTCCCCAAATCATCGGAGGTATCGTTGACGCAGTGCTCGGTAACCTCGATCAGATTATCACGGCTGGCGTTCAGCTGTTCGTGTCCCTTATCGAAAATCTTCCCACCATCATTGTGGAAATCGTGAAGGCCGTTCCGCAGATTATCAACGGCATCGTGTCTGCTTTCGGCAGCCTCATGTATAAAATCGTGGAAATTGGCGCCAATATCGTAAAGGGTCTGTGGCAGGGCATTCAGTCTCTGGCCGGATGGCTCTGGGACAAGGTTTCCGGGTGGATTTCCTCCATCTGGGACGGTATCTGTGACTTCTTCGGCATTGCCTCTCCCTCGAAGGAGATGGCTTGGATTGGTCAGATGTTGGTGGATGGCCTTGCTGGCTCCATCAACGCCAATGGCAGCGAAGCCGTCAAGGCTGCCGAGGACATGAGCAAGGAAATCAACGGCGTCATGTCTGGCCTTGCATCCGATATGCAAACGGCGCTACCGACCAGTTTCGATGCCGAGGTACAGGCACAGACCACGAGCAATCTGGTCAATGGCCTGGTAAGCGGATTGTCCTCGGTTGTGGGTGGCGGTGGTGTATCTGCACAGCCCATTATCCTGCAGGTGAATCTGGATAGTAAGACCATCGCACAGACCATTTTTGACCCGCTCCGCAGCGTGGCGGTTCAGAGAGGTGTTTCTTATGGATAAAATCAAAATCTCATCTGCCGACCGCTCCGCAAGTGTGGTGATGCCACGCATCAAGGACATTTCGGTTGGTGCGACAGAAGTGGCGAACACGGTCACGATGGCCTCCGGCAAGGTGGTAAAGGACATGATTGGCTACCGGGCAACCATCCAGGCTACATGGGACTATGTTCCTGTAACAACCCTCACGGCTCTTGCTACGCTCCTGCGTAGCGGGGGCTTCTTTTATGTCGAATATCCCGCTCCCACAGGGGATACAAGCGGGATGTTCGAAATTGAGTACCCAAGCATGAGCATCTTTGCCTACAAGAACGGCGTTGCCGTTTGGCATGATGTTCAGCTGAAAATGACCGCCCAGGAGGTGTCTGCATGAATGCATATCCAGACACCCGATGGGTCGGCCTTCGTTTTACTTTTGAGTTTGTCGACCAGGAGGCACAGTTGGATGCAAATCCGACTTCTTCTGGTGAGGCGGCAGCATCCCACATTCATGACACCCTGGATAATGTCACGGCGCTGACGGCTCCTTATATCCACCTGGAACACAACCGTTGGGGGCTGAATCGGGATTTCAAGCCGCTACCCAAAAATCACACAGCAAAGCAAATCGGGTGGATTGGCAGCTACCTCTCAGGCGCAGACTGCACATTCACCTCGAACCCCTACTTGGAGTTCGGCTTCACAGAACCGCACTCCAGTATCGGTTTCACCCTCCACTTTGAGCATATCACCGGGCAGCACCCCACAAGGATTCTGACACAGACCTTCGACGCTGATGGGAACGTGGTAAGTGAATTGGAGGTGGAGAACCACACCACGCACTGCATCATCAACCTTCTCAGCCCGGACTACCTGCGGGTGCGGTTCACCTTCTTGGAGACCTCTCGCCCTTATTGCCGTGTTCGGTTGGCAGAGGTGCTGTTCGGCATCATTGAGACCTTCGAGGCCGACGATATCGTCAGTGCAAGCCTGGAATATGCGGTAGACCCTGTGGCCGATTCGCTGCCTTCCCGGCAGACCATCTTCCGTATCGATAACAGTGATCAGCGGTTCAACCTCATCAACCCCAATGGCATCTACGCCTACCTCCAACAGCCCCAAGCCTTCAATGTGGCACTCGGTGTCGGAGAGCGCAAGGATGCCATTGAGTATGTTTCTATGGGCGAGTTCTTCTTCGCAACGGCAAGCGCAGAGGATGCCAGCTTGACGGCGGAAATCACCGCATACGATTGGTTCTACTGGTTGGAAAAGGGTAAGTTCCTCAATACGGAAACCGGCACCTGGACGCTCCAGGAGGCTG